GTCTGGTTCCCATGCCAGCTAGCCGGCTATTTGCGGGCTAACTGTTCTGACCACCAATATAAGTGGTCAGGCATGCCATCAGCTGGAAACCAGCTGACTCGTTTTCGCACGTACGCGTGATCGAAAACGGTTGCCGATGACGTCTCAGTAGTCGTATCATCTCTTGCAAGATTGTAGCGAAAACTATTCCATGGTTGTTCGAAAAGAACTTGAGAGTTCTTCCGGAGAAACCATAAATAGTATCCGCGACTATCTACAAAGTTTTTCTTCTTACTTACAGGTATGTAAGATTTGAAGAAATCACGATGATTACGCCTAAAGAGAACTCCTCTTCTTCGAGCTATGGATGGATCTATCCAGATTCCAGACATAGTACTTTGATTATATGGTACAAGTGGAAGTTTCTCTTTCTGTACAAGACAGGAGAGATACTTGCACAAGGACCCATTAATCAAAGCAATACTCATCGTACTATTAATTAGATGACAGAGACTCGCTTTACGCGTGTCAACATCTCTAATATAGACGGGAGTAACATCGACACCATTAAAGTAGTCACCGCCACAGGACTCTCTAAAGGGTCCCGAGGAGTATGACTTCTCTTGATTAATGGTGAAACCGAGGAGTCGTGTCAATGCTATAAAAGCCTCGTAAAACTCCTTCTCTATGATAACGTCATCACCATAGACTAAGAAGTTTCGAGACCCAACAGCATGACATGCGGCAGCAAAAATCAAAGTCTCAATGCAGAATGTAGCACCATTTCCCATTGAGGAAAACATTGCATACGTTCCGCGGCCAAACACGCCCCTGTAAGCAGGGGTACGCACTGAGTCCAAATATGCAAACCATTCCACTGGAAAAACCAGGGAAATGGCATTAAAGCATATTGTATTCGATGCGTTCTTAAAATCCACAGTGACAAAATCATCGTGGATTGAAGCGTGTTTAGCAAGTCTTTGATTTGCAGATTGGTCTGACAGATTAATTCCAAACAACCGTAACCGGCGTTTGGCGTACACATCGAATGCAAGTTGGAGGGCTAAATTCCCTTCTGGCTCGCACGCGATAGTACGATCTGTTTTCCAATTCTTCGGCACTAGCTCAACACGATTTCGGCAGACATAGCGAAACCTCACCTTCTCGAAACCAAGAGATTGGTAAACCGAGAAGAGAAGATGTGCAGCCTTAGGTGTTACATAAGGCCGCAAAGACATCTTATATTGAGGTAAGCTATTTCTACGCGAGCGTGTTGCTGTTGCACCCGATGTCACCTTCACTAGAGAGGCTAGCTCACTAGCAAACGAATTGTAATCTCCCAATACGTTACTTATGTAACGCACCATACTTAGAATTTGGCTCTTAAGACACGGATCAATCAGATCCAGTCCCCAGACCATATCCTTAAGTATACGATTCGTAAGAGAACACTGCCTCTCGGAATCAAGAAATGATTCCTTGGCACTCTCTTTACAAGTCGTTGAATTGGCAAATAGCGCATTCTTTTTAAAGAACGCCTCTATTTGTCGGAGAAAACGAAATTCGATGATAGTATGCAATGCGCTATCAAAGTGACAGGTGCATGATGACAATGCGGCGATGTTTCGCGATCTTCGATAACCATCGATTTTCGCTAATAAAGCGGCATCGACATCATGGGAATCGCTGATGTAGTATCGGCATATGTCGTATACTATATCGATAGGTTGCATATGCAATCCTTTCATGGAAGACGCTTTAAGACGATACTAAGAATGATTTCACTTACAGTGAGCAAAAGCTCAATAAAAAGTAAGTGAAAAGTCTTAGTTCGTCTAAAGCCATTCTTGCGTCGAGACACTGTTAGCAAACTCATCTCCCGCGACTATGTCACGGAAGATGTCGAGTGCCGCAGCTAAATCCCCCGCAATACAAGCGAGGGGATATCTCACGACGGCTTCCATAGCGATTTTCTGGGTCAAGATTGTACCGGCGGCATCCACTGTGGAATAAACCACCTTGAATGCATAGTCGATCATAGTCTTGTTCCCGTCGGGCACAACGCGTTTTTCGATCACAAGTCGCGGTTTCCCTGCGAGATGCGTGGAAAGCGTGGACGTGCGTGAGTTGCCATTTTGGGCAAACTCTGTGAGGACCGTAGTCATTGCGGCCATCGATCATCTCCTGATCTTCTGGGATAGAACACTCAGTGTATCAGCGATCTTACTGAGATCTACCCGAGGGTTTAGGTACGGATGGTAAGGTACGCCGCATGGAACTCGTAACTCGTACTTAGCAAAACAAGTACTATCCTGCCAAATGGTACCAACATACGGAGCATCAGCAGTACCCCGAAGGGTAAGCTTCTTGCTACCAGTAACTTGGCAACCCCATGAAGCAGAGTAGTTTGTTTGTAATGCTAAGAAGGATATTGCAGATAACGCTCTTCCTACAGTAAAAATCCAATCTACCATAAAACTGTATGGGATGAGTTCCCATGCAGTAATAAGGGGATTGAACTGAAACTGCGGAACGCTTATATCTGCAACCACCGAACCCCTAACTGAGACTTTGAAGCTCTGCTCTACGGTAAGAGTTCCCGTATAAGCAGCGCCGCAAAAGACACCAGTCCAAGGGGTTACACTGAAATCCGGCTCCGTGTAGTGTTCACCACTACGTTCGGAAAACCTCGTGCGAGCATTGTTATAGTTTTGGATTGCCTTTTGTAAGGACTGAAGGTCCATTACAAGAGTTCTCCAACCATAACGATACTGCAGCCAATCAGATGGAATATTCCTCCAATTATAAGGAGGTTTCTTCCTCTTCCAAGAATTTGGAAGATCTAGTGACAACAATCGTGTTGCACAACTAGAAAACATCTGTTTGACTTGACGAAGTTCGGATAAAAATGTTAGGGTATCATGGCCTGAAGAATAAATCTTCGCAGCAGCGTTTTGGACGTGTTTACTACCGCCCTGAACGCGACTAAGAAGATCATTACTCTCCAACGACCATGTTCCAAGAGGTGGCCATTCTGGTTCAGACCAGAACACGCCCCCAGTCCAGGGGGCTGTACACTGCGACCCTCCAGTCGTCGAACCAATACATTCGTATTGGGTCCACGGTGTGTGAGGTAGCAATTCACCTCTCTTAACCCTACGGTGAAAGTCTGGGATGGAGTAACCACTAAAACTACGCGAATTTACACCTGTTAAGGTGTTTTGCGTTAGATAAAGTGTCTTAACTCCTCCAGTAAGACCGTAATACTTTGACTGAGTCAAAGTATCATCGGCCGAACTACCAGACCTTGGGACGAGGAACGACATGGCTATAACCTCCTTTGGAGGCAATAACCTCCATGCAGAGCCGACGTCCGCACAACGCCGACGATTCGGAGCCAAAATGGAAGCCTTTACCAAGGCTCTCTC